CTTATTAGCAGAAAGAGCCGCAAGTGCACCATCGCCAAGAGTAAAACCACTCCAAGCACCGCTGGTGTACCTGTAGAACTTGTTGTCGTCGTCAGTGTCAAACCAAAGGTCGCCTTCAACATAAGTGCCGCCACTTGGTTGAGTGGTTTGGCGGTAGATGCGGTTTTTGCCGTCAGCCGTTGTTTGTGCTGCTGTTGCTGCCGCTGTTGCTGCCGCTGCTGCTGAGGCTGCCGCCGCTGCTGCCGTTTCTGCTGCTGCGATTCCAAGGTCTTGTACTGAAACCCAAGCTGTGCCTGTCCAATAATACTGCTTGTTGCCGTCGTCTGTGTCAAACCAAACGTCGCCCTCAGTTAGCGGATAAACAGAGCCGTCGGGAGCTGTCGCTTGGCGGTAGATGTGGTTCTTGCCGTTGACAGAGGCCTCGATTGAATTGATTTCAGTTTGAAGTTCGTCAGTCTCCTCAGTCGTGGCGGCCACGATTGGAATGATAGAAGTCTGAGTCATGCCAGTTGAAGTGACGGTGACTGGCGTGATTGTGATTTGCGGGCAAAGTGGCATCGCTCCCCCTAGAGTGTAATCGTATAAGGGTCAACTACAGAGGTGAAGTAGCTGACGCGCCAGTTGTCGGCAGTGATTGAGTGCGCAAGGCCTTCAACCACGCTGTTGATTGTGATATTGCGACCATCGTATGTCAAACGCTTGACTTGAACCAAGTCATTCAGTTCAGTCTCGAGCATGTCAGTGGCAAGGGCTCCGATACCGATAGCTGTGAAGTCAATCTGCTCAGCCAAAACCACAGCCTCTGCGTCTTTGCGAGCAGCATAAAGCGCAAGGTTGGCAGCGCTGGTCTCGCTAAAAATCGGAGCATCTAGCTTCTTGGATTTCAACCCGTAAGTCGAAACACTCGAAGTGTAGCGGGCTGTCTTTTGTGCCTTTTTTGGGCCTCTGAATACGATAGCCTCGTTATAGACATAGTCGGTGCCAGGGTTGGTGATGATGCCGTCATAACCGACGCTGTTGGCGTCGCCTTGGTCGGAAAACAAAAGCCTTGTTGGGCGGGTGAACTTGTCTGCGATGTCCACAAGGGTGGCGACTCCAGTGCGGCTGACGTAGAAACGGCCACCAACACAGTTGGCACACTGCTCAAGCATTTCAAGGCAGCTCATGTTTTGCTTGGTCTTTTGCATCACGGTTGTGCCTGTGATGCTGCGAGCGCCAGCAGGCCAGTCTGCAAGGTCCAAAGCTCGAGCAGCACGAAGTGCCGCCGTCTCTTGGAATTGAGAAGTCGCAAGCGCTGGTGCGATTGCTTTTGCAATCTGAGCCAAGCCGTCCACAAAAGTCAACGAGACCGTTGGGTAAATGCCTTGGTTGACTGCGTTGTCCTCGAGGTAGCCAGTGTAAATGACGGTGCTGTTGGCGGTGATTCGCACTTGCATTCCAGCGATAAGAGTGTTGTACCAAGGGCTTGAGGTGTTGCTTGGGTCAAAAGCGCCTGATTGGTTGTTCAGGACAATAGCCGCAGTGCCAGATTCCAAAAAGTCATTTTGGTATTGGCGGCCGCGTCTGATGTCAACCTCGAGAATGAGGTCAGCGCTGACGTTTGTGAAAGAGCTGTTAATGCCGAATGCGACTGTGAGTGTTGGTGCGTTCGCTGGCATTAGAGCACCGCAAACTGACTACCCGCACGACGGCGCATTAAAGTAGCTAAGCCGTTTTTGATGCCGTTGATGAGGTCGCCTTGTGAGACCACTGAGCCTGCGACATTCACTGTGATGTTGCCCCCGTTCATAGTGGTGTTGCTTGCGATATTGCCACGGCCAGCAGAAGCCAGTAGTGAAATGGTTGGGCTTGAAAGACCAAGCGCTCGCTGCTTGAGCTGGTTGCGCCTGATAGCTTCGAGTGTGACTGGGTCTTGTGCGGCAAGATTCTTGCCACCGAGCCCGAATTGCTTGAGGCGGTTTAACCCCTTTGTGACTTCGATATCCTCTTTTTGGGCGTCTGTCAGACCCTTGGTTGCAGTGGTCATGCCTTCGATGCCCTTGGTGTAATCCTCGGCTTTGGTTTTGAAGCCCTTTGTGTCGATGCCGAACTTGCCGAGTGTGGTAAGCGCTTTGTCGGAGTCCGCATTGAACTTCTTGGCAGCTACGCTGATGCCCACAAGCGCGACGCCAAATGCAGCGGCACCTGCGGCAGCTGAAACGCCGCCAGTGGCAAGCGCTGTGGCAGCGGCTGATGCAAGAGAGACTGTGCGCAGTGCTTTCATGACCTTGATGATTGCCATGACGCCACCAATAAGGGCCGAAGTTGCGGCTGCAACCTTAGCGCCAAAAAAGGCGGCCACGATTACTGCGCCGAGTGTTGCAAAGACTTTGATGTTGCGAGCAACAAATGAGAACACGTCGTACATTAACTTGGCAAAAGCGATGCCGTAGCTGATTGAAGTCTTGAAGCCAGCTGCGATTTTGTCGCCATTTTCGTCCACGAACTTCTGAATGGCTGGAATTGCTTTGTTGATGATGAGGTCGGCGAACGCCTTGACCTGTGGCAGGAGCTTGTAGCCGAGAGACTCTGAGGCTTCGCCAAATGCAAGCCTGATGCGCTCTATTTGTCCTGCAAAAGTGTTGGCAGCGGCTGCTGCCGCGCCCTTGGTCTCTGCTGTAATGTCTTTGAGTGCCGCGGCGAAGTCTTTCGACTTGACGGTTGCGGCTGAAATCTGTGGAAAGAGCTTTTTAAGTGCGCCAACGTTGCCGCCATAGCCTTTTGATAATAAAGTGGCTGCAGTCTGCAGGTCGATGCCTTTGCTTGCAGAAATGTCCATCGCAACGCTGAGCAAAGACTGAGCCTTGCCGATGTCACCAGTGACGGCTGCAAGTCTGCCGAGCGCTGGACGAAGCTGGTCGTCTGCAACGCCGAACTCTGCCTGCATGGCGGTGATGTACTCTTCTGTAGCTGCGATTGCAGCGTCTGTCGCTCCGACTGTGTTGCGCAGCGAGTTCGCAAGCAGGGTCTGAGACTTTTGGTCCTCGGCTGCTGCTTTGACTGCGTCATAGCCGATTTTAGCGGCAAAAGCGCCAGCCGCAAGAGCCGCAATTCCGAACTTCTTAGCTGTAGCGTCGGCGAACTTGCCGAACTTCTTTTCCATCTTTGAGATGTCTTTGACAGCGGCTTTTGTGCCTTTGTCTGAATACTGGGTGAGAATGCGAGCGACTACTGCCCCAACTGCCATGTTTAAACTCGCTCTCTATCTAGGTTCTTTTGCAGGGTGTCCTTGGCCTCGTCGAGGGCTTTTAGGACTTTGATTTCAGCTGCTTTTTTCTTGTCATCAACAGCACGCCAAATCAAGCGCGATGGATTCCTAATCTCGTCGGTGAGGTTGCGAATGAACTGAATACCAGTGCCCGTGCCGCCTGATTTGCGACCTGCGACTTCGATAATCGCACCAGCAGCGGACTCGTTGATGAGTGCGCCAGCGCTGGTTGTGTAATCGCCTCGGACTTTGCCCTGAGCTTTTGATTTGCGAATGCCTTGTTGAATAACCCCTTGGTTATAAGCAGGCCAGCCAGCACCACCGCGAGTGGTCTTTTTTGGTCTGAGTGGGTCGCGTGTTTTCCAGCCGCGCATTGGTGGGTCTGACTTCACAAACCCGCGAGCAGTGCGTTCGGCGTCAGTAAGCACTTCGTTGATGACGGCCTTGAACTTCTTGACCGCATCTTTGTCCATTTGCTTCAAAGCAGAAAGAGTCTCGTCGATTCCTACGAGAATGATTTCACTTTCGCCTTCAGCCATTCTTTTTCGCCCGTTCTTTTAGGTAAGCCGTTATTGCTTCAAGTACCCCCTCGGGGGCATCAAGCAAGTCAATCGGAGATATGCCAGTCTCCACCGAGATAGCGGCGACTGTGTATGTTAAGCTATCTCGGTGGATTCGAAAGACGCGTCAGAGTCCAGCTCTGCAGTGATGATGGTGTCCAAGAACTCAGGACCCCACGGCTTCACTACCACGCCATTGACCTGCATTGATTTCCAAGCCAGCCAAAACACGTGCTCGATTTTTTGCTCCTCGCCAAGCAGCTTCGGCATTCCTTTGCCGTACTGTTGCTCGAAAGCTACGATGACGCGAGGTGTCAGTTTGTATGAAGCCTCGACGCCGTCTGTTGTCTTGACCTTGATTGATAAGCCGTCCATTTGTTCCCCCTTAGTAGGTTATGACTTTGTGATTGCGCCGCTGATTGGCCAGGTGACCGAAGCGGTTGCGAGTTCTCCGACGGCTCCATTGAGCGGAGTCCATTCGGAAACCAACGCGCTAAACGAGTATGCAGGCGAGGTAGCCGCAACTGGGCGAACGGTCATTGAAACTGCCGTGCCAAGTGTTGGGTAGATTGTTGCTTCTAAAGCGCTTGTGGCGTAGTCTTGATTGAACTCCAGCGAGATGCTGTTGTCCGCAAGCCCAGCCACTCTTGTGCGGGCTGTATTGCCGAAAGCAGTTGTCTCAACTACGTCAAAAGTCGAGCCAAGTGTCACCGAAGTGACGTAGCTTGAAATGTCTGTTGTGCCGAAAGTGACGGCAACGTTGGTTAGAACAATGCGTGCCATTATGAAACCGCCTTTGTTACTTCACCGCTGATTGGCCAAGTCACGCTTGCAGTTGCGAGTTCGCCGACAGCGCCATTCAAAGGAGTCCATTCGGAAACCAATGCGCTGAAGCTGTATGATGGGTTTTCTGCTCCTGTAGTTGAACCGTTTGGTTTGACGACCACGTTGGTTGCGCTACCAAGCAGTGGGTAAATCGTTGCTTCCACGTTGCTTGTTGCGTAGTCTTGGTGGAACTCGAGTGCAACTGAGTTGTCGCCAAGGCCTGCCACGCGAGTGCGAGCTGTTGAGCCGAAAGCAGTTGTCTCAACTACGTCGTCATTTGTGGTTAGTGTGACGCTAGCGATGTGGTCACTCAGGTTGACTGAGTTGATTGTGATGTACGCGTTTGTTAGGACTAATCGGGCCATTATTCTGCGGCTCCTTCTGCTTGTGGCTTAGTTGGGCTATTGCTAGAAAGATGCCCACCACTAACAAGCGCAGCGATGTTGCATCCAGCTTCAAGCAATTCTTTGGTAGCGACTTGGTCGCCTTTTTTCTTTGTGCCGACCTCGAGTGTGTCCGAGGCGATTGTGTAGTTCATGGTTAGTCTCCTTGACCCCATACAGTGATTCGATAACGATAAGACAGGTAGTCGATATCGCCCATTTGGAAAGTGCCCGACTCTGCTGAAGTAACTCGCAACGTGTTGCAAGCACCGCCCAAAGTTCGGTCTGACTCGATGGCCGCCTTGATTGAGTAGTTACCTGAGCCAGCTAGGTATTTGTCCAGCTTGTCTTGCCCTGTGCGCTCCGAAAAGCGCTGGACGATAACAAACACATCAAGATTGGACTGGTCGAGGCCACGGGCGTTGTTCAAGTCAAAAGTAAAGTCGAGTTGCCCGACGATTGCGCAAGGTGGAACGATGACATCAGGCACTTGGTCGTAGCACCGAAGCCCATCGATATCGCTGAGGTTCTTTTTTAGGCCTTCTCGGATTTCACTTGGAATCACGCGACAAGCCCATTCATCTTTTTAAAAGGACGAATTAAGGCCTCAACATCTGGGTCAAGCCGAGATGTGAGACGAACGGTGCCGAGTTCGGGTGTGCCTGCGATACCAAATGGAGATTGACGACGAATAAACAAACGAGATGCTTGTATTTTGGTTGCCATAGCGATTTCAGCTGGTATTGAAGGCCAGCCCCAAACAGCTTGAACTCGAACTGATTGCGGATAAGCATAAGGGAAAATGTAGCGGTCGATAGCGACAATGCGAGTGTACGGCCAACCACGCCGTGCGTTATTAATCGGCTCGATTAAATAGTCGCTGGCTGCAAGAATGGTGGTGTAGGTTTGGTCGAAATCGTCGTCTAATGCGATTTGGTTTAAAGAGACAAAATCGTCTAAGTTGGTAATGTACCAGCTGTCGGGTGTGTAGTAGCGAGTCACAGGCGCGGCCGTAGTGCCATCTCGATAAAAGAACCTGCCAGTGTAATCGTCAATCATGCGACTAGCAGTCAAAATCGCAGCTTCAAGCCCAGCGTCGTCCTGAATGTCCTCAATAGCAAGTGAGGTCTTTAGGTCAGACAGCGTGCAATAGCAGTTGGTTAGAGCCACGTTGTATCCTTTTCTCTAGCTGTCTTGGTTGAGCTGCCTATCAATGTGGTGCCTCTCGTCAAGCCAGTAAGTCTTTTGGTGCGGCAAGATGGCCGCGGTGTTTGCGTAAATCGGAAAACCTAACTGCCTAATCCTGCGACAAAACAGCAAGTCTTCACTTATCCACTCGCCATTGATGGGGCCGTCCCAAAACCAGCACCAGTCAGTGCCTTGGTTCGGGTCTGCAGCTTCGCGCATCTTTTCAAGCACGCTGCGATGAATAAGCATGCAACCAGTGCCGCAAGCATCGACTTCAAAAATCGAGTTGCGTTGGTAATCGTTTATGGGCGTGAAGCCCTTTGGAGTGTCCTTGAATATTAATGGCACGGGCACTGGGTAAAGGTTTTTATTGGCGTCCCAAGCTCCAAAATAAAGACCCGCTACAACTGGGCGGTCTTTGTCATGCGCTACGTTGATGAGTTGGTCAAATGCTTGTGGCGACAGTTGCTCATCAGCGTCAATTAGCAAAAGCCAATCGGAGTTGGTGTCGTCAAGGAAAGACTTAACCACTCGGTTGCGTAACTTGCTAAGCAAGCCCGAACCTTTGGTGCGCACAAACGGCCCAAGCCGTGAGCTGCGAGATTGTGCTAACTGAATCATGCGAAAAGCGAAATCGCCGTTCACCATGCCAGGGTCACAGACCCCGATAGATACTTTATGACTTGCTTTCATGCTCTCCCCCTAAGAGGTGCAAGGCAAATGAGTCGGGGGAGTCCCACTTGCCTTGCACTTGTACTTTAGTGCCGAACCTTCAGACTAGAAGGACGGTGCTGTTAGGCCTGTTCCTGAGATGATAGAAGCGGCCAACGGATAACGCTCTGCGGTGAACGCTGCGTATCCATAAACTACGGTCTTGATGGTCAAGTTGCCTGGGGCAGTTGCATCGAAACGTAGTGCGAACGGTGTGCCTGGTTGCTCCCATAGGTGCATTTCACGGCTGTCAACCAAGTAGATTTCGTCTTGGTTTGTGCCTGTGCCATAGGTTGTGCCTACGCTTGCATCTGTGATGATTGGAAGTCCGAGCAACTGATAGCCTGAGTTGCCATATTGTGCAGCTCCAGCGCCAGTTGATACAGCGTTCATTGGTGAGCCCGCTGCTGGCACAACAAGTGGACGATTTGAGCTGTCAACGCCAGCTAGCAAGAATGCTAGACGACGTGGGTGCATAATCCAGTGTGTTGGTGTTGTGAAGACGTTGCTTTGTACCTGTTGCAACGCATCAGCTAGCTTTGGGTAAAGGAGTGCAACAGTTGGTGCAGTTGATGTGAAAGTAACTGCATTACCACCTGAGTTGCGAATGCCCTTGATTGTTCCTGAAGTACCAGCTCCATTTAGAATCTGGCTATCAAGAGTGGTGTGCCATGAACGAATTAGGTCTGCAACGACGAAAGTGTCAATGCCAGTACCGCGCTCGATTGCTTGGCGTGAGAGGTCCTGTTGTCCAGCGATTGTACGCACGTCAACAGTTAACAATGTGTCATCAACGTCAGTCTCGCTGACAGCTGCATTCTCAGTCGCCTGAATAGCAGTTGAGGACCCAGTTGTCATGCGGGAGATTTCCAACTTCATGCCAGCTGTAGGCAGGGTCATTTTGTTGGTTGCGAAATCTGCAGTAGGTCTTCCGCTTCTAGCTAGAGGTGCGGCTAGTTCGATAAGATATTGAGGTACCACTAAACCAGCGAAAGCTGAAGTGCCGACATCGCGGCGCTCGATTGCTTCCTCTTTCATGTGGCGTGCAAGACGCTCAGATGCTGCAAAATCGTTGCGTACTTGAGCATTGAATGCGTCGCGTACGAATGAGTTCTCAGAACCCTCTGCGTAGGTGCGTGCTTCTGACACGACCTTGATGCTTGTTGAAGCTGGAGTTGCAACTGCTGCAACTGAAGCGCGAGCCTCTGAGGCTTTTGCGTCAGCGTCTGCTTGTGCCTTCAGCTTTTCGATTTTTGAATCGAGTGAACGTGACTCTTCTACAAGAGCGTCAACCTTCTCGGTCTCCTCTGCAGTAAGGTCGGTGCGGTTCTCTTCAGCTACTGCTTCAAGAACTGCATCCATTTCAGCCTTTACTGCATCACGGCGCTCGATTACTTTGTCAAGATATGACATCGTATTCTGCTCCTTATGAGTTTGGAATCGAGGTGGTGGCGATTGTGCTCACGGCGCTTTTGGGGTGTGAGTCTCGCTCCGACTTCGGTATCTGCTAGCGATTTACTAACAGAATGCTATTTTGTGCTGTTGACGATTGCTTTGGCAAGACGAAGTGAAATGGCGCGAGGTTGTGTGGCTTGGTCCTCTGCTGGCATTTCTTCATCGAGTTCGTCCTCAGATTGTGTTTCTTGTGCGTCCATTAAAGTCGCCATGACTTCAACAGCTCTCATGATGTAATCGTGGCCTTCAGTCAAATCGTTAAAGACCTCTTGTAAGACCAAAAGCGACTCGCCTGAGATTTCGCGTCCTTCTTTTACAGCTCGAATTGCGTTTGCAAGGTGTTCGCGTGCTTCGACTGAGGTAGTTGGGTAAGCTGGGTAGGTGACGACTGAAACGTCGCCGTCAGATAGCGAAACCTCGGTTAGTGTGCGCTCTGTGCGGTCATCATTCCATTTTTGGCGAATCACACGAAAAGCGAAGCTCATTTGGTCAACGTCGCCGCGCTCGATTAAAGTGTAAAGGTCGCGAGCCTCTGAAGTATCAGGCAATTCTGCATCAAAACGCAAGCCGACTTCGTCCTCGGTCAATGCTAGAGTGTTGTTTTTGGTGCGAGCCAGTGGTAGGCCCTCATGATTGATTAACAAACGAACATCGGGGGTTTCGCTTAAAGTCTTGCGGAAAGCACCAGGGGCGATGCGCTCTCTGAATGGGAGTGGCACGCTGGCGTCGTTGAAAACGGCTGCATAACCCGACAGGCGCATTTTGCCGTCGTCCTCTTGTCGTGTCTCGACGTTGCGCACTGTATAGGTGCGGCGCTCGATTTTTTTCATCTTGCTCCTGTCTTCCCCGACTGAATCGCGTGGGACCTCACCGCCTGGCTCCATGTCCTCAGAGATGGAAACCGCAAGCATTTGGTCAATCGCGTCTTGCTTTGTATCATGACAGCCAAGCGTGGTAT